AGGGCTGTTGATTTTCCGAATAGCATCGACTATCACTTTGCTATCTGTACCGTTAAATCTATCTACAGACCAGAACTGTGTATCAGTTGGTGAATCGAAACCCATAGGCATAAGTCTATAAGTAGATTGGGAATTCGCACCATCTGTAAAAGTTTGATACAACCAGAAGATTGTATTTGCCAAAGCTGGCGGAAAAGGCATGACGGATAGTAATCCCTTTAATTGATTGAGATAATCAATGTCGTCTGCTGAAATCATGGCTCTTAGCGCATGTGTCCCTCTATCCTTATTGGACGCAATACTTGCATAAGAGATTATCGACGTATTACAAAATAATATTGAGTATGCGTAGATGAGAGCGTTAAAATAATCAAGCAGTCGAGCTGAGCTTAGCTGACGGACGTCAACTCTAAAAGACACGGCTGCTTGAGAACTATTAGCGAACCAAGGTATCAGAACGTTATCAAAGAAGAACCTAACAGCTGCAGAACCAGGAATTTCAATCCTAAACCCGTTTAAGTGCGAATAACACGCACGATTAATTGGATAATTCTGACTGTTAGTATAGGTACGATTTAATAAACCGGGCTTTAGCTCTAACGCCATTGGGTTAACGTCGTAAGCACCAAGTATACTATTTTCGTTGCCTTTAGTGCCACCATTAGATAACGGCGAGGGACCTTTGTTTCCGCCTTTGTTACCAGAATCTTTAATACTAAAAGACTCAGTTCCTTTAAGGACGAAATCATTAGCAAGATTGATGCCTTCATCTTTCAAAATTGAACCTACTATCTTAGCAGCAGCAGTAATACCACCAGTGCCTGCAGCAACTCCAATCTTATCAGAATTTCTAAGTAATACATTACCGACACCTCTTGCTACACCGCCTAATACTGCGGGTAATCCACCAGAACGTCTCATTACTCCACTAACTTGAGCACGCCATTCTTCCTCTGTCATTACGTTGTTGACATTGTACAATTGGCAGTAATCAAGGAACTCTTGATACTCTTCAAATTCCACGGCTATCACGGATTTTATAGAGTTTATTTCTTTTGGTACTTCATCATTCATAGACATGTTTAAGGTTACGTCTCCGAACACTGAACTGAGTGTTCTAGAGATAAAAATTTTAAAATTAATTAAAAT